CTGTTAACTGCATCAGATCCAAGTTCCTCCACCTCTCAAGAGTGTGTACAACATTAGACTGACGTTTACATAGAACTGAAGAATCGGAGCCAAAACGAGCCACATCGAGTCCCCAAATGATCGGAGCGTCTTCATAAGCTCTTGTATCCCTGTGTTTAGCAGACTCAAGTAGTTCCATAGGAATAATCGTGTCATCATCGCTCCTCGGAAACTCACCCAGAACCCTGATCCTGTAAGCATTACTTTCCTCGCCATAGCGAGATTTCATGTCTTCTACGTACTCTTTACTCACCCTAGTAGAGTCAATACAGGATACTCTCTTTGTCCACCACTCATCTTTGAGCCGATTATGCGTGTCAAAGAAGAAGCCAGAGCTACGTACTGGATTGCCTAGTAGGATGGTCAAAGCGTTATGGCCTGACATAGAACCAGCAGCGGCCTCAAATACTGCCTCTGGGACACCAGAAGCCTCATCTGCAACCAACATGACGTTCTCAGAGTGGACACCTTGGAGTGCTTCAGGTTGTTCAGCACGGGAAGTTCGAGCAGATATGAATGCCTCTGTCGCACTCGCTTTTAGCTCTATCCTCTCTTGTTTGACATCGAGTAGGTCTTGGATAGGTTGGGGTAGTTCTTTGACCCACCTCTTTAGCTCGGCAAACAAAGCGTCATACAGTTGGGCAGAAGTAGGGGCAGTCACCACGACTTTGACGGGATACCTGGTCAACAAGAACCAAAGCATTGCCCAAGAAGCGGTTGTGGATTTACCCACTCCATGACCAGAACGAATACTAATCTTTCGCTCACCAGAGGCCACAGCGTTAAGAAAGTCTTTCTGCCAATCATCAGGCTCTACCCCTAGAACCTCTTTGACGAACAAAACAGGGTCATTCCTGTAAAGAGTTATGAACTGGATAAACGGGTTATGTGCCATTGTTTTCCAATGTCTCTACGACTACCTCGGCTTTACCCATGTGCTTTAAAGCTTGGAGGTGTAGATCACCCAAAGAGATATTGACTTGGGTTTTGGCAGTATCTCCGTAGTTCTCAGGGTCAAGCTTAGAGGCCATCCACTTCCTAGTATCGACTTGGAGTCTTGCTTTGTTAACTCCTGAGTTAGAAGTCTCATCTGCTTGGTCAGCAATATCCAAAGCCTCTTCTGCCAGTTTCTCAGCCTTTAGCTTACGGGCAGCGAGTACCGCATCTCTACGCTCATCAGTATGGTTGATCCAGAAAGAAAGCATCGGCCTAGAACACTCTATGAACTCTGCCAAGCGTCCTATGGTCATTCCTTGGCTAATGTGAGCAGTAACGAACTCTATCCCCCCAAGTTCTTCTATCTTCCTCTCCAACGCTCTCCTCATAGGAAATCCCGCCATATCTTCTCCTTGATTTAATGGTTACAAATTCTAAACTATAAAAAAATTTTTTGGAGGGTTCTTTTGTGGTTTGGGGAGGGGGTAGGGGGTCTGTTGATTGAATGTGTGGTTGATGTGTGTTTATGTCCCCTGTCACAGCGCCCCCTCCTTTTATCGATAGGGGGGGGTAAACCCTACCCTTACGTACTAACCCTTAAGGGTAAACCCCTAGGTAGAAACCCCATGAGGGTAAACCCTAAGTCTAAATGCGAATGATTCTTATTTGCATCTTGTCTCATAGGTGTGTAGAGATTGATTGTGTCGGTGTCTAAAAGGTTTCTATCTAGCGTTTTCTTTTATAGGTCTATCAATGCTTACGTTATCCGTTCCCCTTATGTTCCTTATGTATTCCCCTTTACTATCCCCTTACATGAAAGGATGCTAATGGAATGGGTTATCCCTTTCTTTTCTTTTCTAATTGTAGCTACAAAATCAAACTGAGAACCTATGTTCTAAGGGTTTCTACTGATAGGGTTTTGGAGGGGTCAATGGAATCAACAGGTTACGTGAGTTGGCACGATTCTTTTATGCTATATATGTGAGAGGGTAGATTTTTACTCTCTCTCTTATCAACTCTCAATAGGTGTTACATGACTCTTAAAATTGAAATCAAGCGGGTTTATGGCAATGTTGTTGCCTACCCTATCTGTGACCAGGCAAAGCTCTTTGCTTCTATTGCTGGTACATCTACCCTCACCTCCGCTGCTCTTAAGAAAATTCAGGCTTTGGGCTATTCCTTTGAGTGCAAAGCGTATGACATTCAAGAGGTGATGCAATGAGAAATTATCCAAACATTGAACGATCGGCCTTTCGTAAAGGTGAATATGTGGGCTATTGTGAGGGCAAAGTCTATCGGATAAGCAAAACTAATAGCAGCTTTGGTACATGGTTTGCCCATGATCGGGATAACTATAACGATCAAATTTTTGCTTTTGGCCTTGAATCTATGTCTATCAAATTGCAAGCAAAAGAGGTGACGGCATGAGGTTCGCATTTATTCCTAAAGGTCAATACAAAATCGGTCAAGTCATTAAGGTGCAAGGGCGATCAATGCGTGTTGAAAGCTACACACACACAGGCCGCAACCTTATTGCTTGCACATTAGACGGCTCTCCAAAGTTTGAGCGCATTGTTTGCATTTGTACAGATTCCCCCGCCATTGAGGGCATCACAGCATGAAAACCGATCTTTTAGACTATCTAGCAGCCATTGTGATTGGCCTTATGCTTTGCGTAGGGCTGTTGCATTATTTTGATGTCCTGGTTAAGTAAAACATTTTTAATAGGTGAAATATGACAATAGAAACTGAAACACGCTTGCAAGATCAAGTGGAACACATTGCACACACAATAACTGACGGCTTTGGTGATGAGGTAAACATAGACGATGAGCCGATGAGCGCCTTTGACTACTTAACTGACGCTTTAGACATTGAATATATTGTCAATGGGAAGCGTGAGTACTTAGGCGCAAGGGTTTTAGTGGCCTTTGGCGGCCCAAATATATGGGTTAACACACGTACAAAAAAAGTTGAGGGTTTTTGGTGGGGTGAATACGCCAAAGCATCTTTTGATGACGGCATTGGCCTTGATGACGCCCTTGAAACTCTTTGGAATTGCTAAAATGACTACTAGAAAACCCAAAACACCTAAAGTACACCCAAAAATTCTCAATGATTTTATGGTTTATGAGGGCATCAATGACATAAATAGCGTTTTTGGTGCTTTAACTGTACTTGACGCATATATTCAAGGCGATAAGTTCCAAAAATACGCTGCAAGCATGGCGATTGATAGCATTCGATCTACTTTATGCGCTGGAACAGGGATAATTGAGGAATGGTTGCAAATTGAGGAGGAGGCAAAACCATGAAAATTGGCAATATTGTGGCTTACGATTGCGATCCAGCAAGGATCGGAGAGGTTATCAAAATTTCAGTTTGCGCCATAAACTGTAAAACCTTTTTGACAATTAAACCTTTTGACAATACTGATTGGGTTTATAAATACAAATGTGAGGTTTGGCTGCTGGCCGATAACCTTTAAAACATTTCCATAAATTCCCGCCTAAAAAGCGGGTTTTTTTGAAAGTGTTTGCGAAGTGAGTGCTCACATCATGCAAATTGCTTTAAAGCGCCCAGAATCGGTTTTCATGGTTTCATGCATACTATCCATGCACTAAGCAAAAAAAGCGCTTAAAACGGGTTTTAATGGCATTCTAGGGATATATTTAAATTGTGTCTCATGCGCTGTTTTTAGGTCTAGCGAAGTGAGCGCCAACTTACATAATTTTGCGAAGTAAGTGCTAACTTACAAAAAACTAAGGGTTTACCCTAAAAATGTGGGTTGTACAAAAAAGTGGCATTTACTTTTTAGAAAGTCAAGTTAACCAATTTTTGGAAACTCAAAGTTTTTGAAAGTTTGGAAATTAGAAAGCATTTTCATTTTGAGCCTTAAAATTTACAAGTCTCATTATTGTGACATTCAGGGCATCAACCTGATCCATCTTTTTTATATTCCACATACGTCTCTGCCCATGCCATCCTAAAGTTGGATTTGTGTGGCAGTCTTTGCATAGGGCTATGCAGGTGTACTGAAGACCCTGCTTGTAATGATGGGCTTCTGATGGTCCTGATGCATCGCATACTGAACAAGGAAGAGATTTGACCAGTGCCAGGTGCAATCTTTCCTTTGCGTTCAGCTTGTTGTTCATTGGGTTGCCCTGACTCTGTTGTTTGGTCTTGGATCTAATCCAAGTGCTTGCCGATCAGTCCATCCATGCTTTTTAACTCTAGCCCAAATGGTCTGCATCTTTATTGGAAAACGTCTTGCAGCTTCGGCTAAATGTATTTTTTCATCGCCAGTATCCAAAAACATATTGTTCGTTTTGTTTTTAGCTTGCTCCATCATTGTCGCCCATCGGCAATTGCTTGGCTCATAATTCCCATAGACATCTATTCTGTCTAGTGTCATGCCTTTATCTGGTGGCCCCATATCTTTGTAAAAATTCTCAAATGACTCCCACTCATCGCAAATCTTTATACCTTTGCTACCATAGTACTTATATTTCCAAGCATTAGTACTTTTGCATCTATCTCTCATTCGGAGCCATGCTTTATAGGCTGGTGTTCTCGTTTGTGGACTACCACTTTGACCATGAGTCTTTTTCATATCGCACCTCGTTATTGGTGGAAGCGTTACTGGAAGATACTGACAGGGCGGTAACGAATCGCCTTTTCCTCCGCTAAAAGTAGTCAGTATCTAATTTTAACTTAGATTTCTAATCTCAGCACGTTTTGTATATTCGTTAACTTTCCAGACCTCTATCCTTGCTTGGGCAGCGGTCATCAACCACCGATACTTCTCTTCCTTTTCCACGGCAGCTCTTATGCCTTCAAGAACTTCTATGTACTCAGAATGGGCATAAGCGTAGGTTTCTTGTTTACCCAGAACTTCCGTCCCTGCCTGGCTCATCAGGTGAGCCTTCTTGGACTT